TCAGGCATACTGGCGGCCTGTCTGTTACAGAACTACCTGTTTATTTTTCATGCGCAAAAGGTGTGGAAGGAATTTCCGGAGCTGATGAGGTTCATCCCGGATTACGTAAAGGCTCATGGATATGATGGCCGTAGCTCGATCCGGATTGAGCCGAAGGCGAACGGTATTTCGGTAATACAGGCGGTTCGAAAGTATACTAAGTTGAACGTGACTAGGACTCCGGCCCCGACCGATAGCAAGGAGGTCCGCTTGCATGCCGTATCGCCTAAGATCGAGTGTGGCCGGGTGATCTTGGTCGAGGGAGACTGGAACGAGGAATTTGTTGATGAGGTTAGCCAATTCCCGGCTAAGACTCACGATGAGTATGTGGATATCCTTGTCTATGCGATTAATTATCTGCTGGATGATAATTATGAGTTTTCGGAAGATGATGAGGAGGACGTATTGAACGCATTAGGATGATGTAGAATTAAAATTTATAGACAATGGGATTGTTTGGTTGGTTTAGGAATGGGGTGAATGCAGCCCTAGGGAGGAAACAAGAGTTTGAGGTCTTGTTGAAAGAGAATGATGTTGGCCGGGCTATCGCTCAAATGACCGATAACTCGAAGCGTGTGGGTGAGGCTTTGAAGGTATATGAGACAAAGCAGCATGATGTGATGAAGCGACCTAAAAAGGCTGTTTTCGGAAAGAAAGATCCCGCAACAGGTGAGCGAAAATTTTTACGTTGGGAAGAGAAATGGAAGATACCTATTCCTTATCCGGTCTTCATCAATGAGATAGCGTTAGTCTTTTTGTACGGCCGTCCCTTGAAATGGATTCAATCAACCAAGGGAACGGATAGGGCTTTCTCCAAATATCTTGATTTTCTTAAGCATATACGCTTTGACGCAAAGATACGTGAGGCGAAACGGCTGGCCGGGGCTGAGACCCAAAGTGCCTTGTTATTCCATACGTTCCAGAATGATGATGGCAAGGCAGATGTTACCTTGACGGTGTTGGCGAAGAGTCTTGGTGATGACATCTATTTCATGAAGGACCAGTTCCGTCGCATGATAGCTTTTGCCCGTGGATATTATTTGCAGGAGGGTGGTGGCGAGGTAGTCTATCATGTCGATATCTACACGAGCAAGATCATCTATAATTGCAAGCGGCGTTCCTTTGGCTGGGAAAGGGAGGAAGAAATAAATCGTGCCGGAAAAATCCCCGTGATATTATTTGAACAAGAGGCTGAATGCGCTGAGGTTGAGCCTATGATAAAACGAAAGGAATGGATGGTGAGCCGTCGGGCAGACGTGAATGATCGCTTTTCCGATCCGGCCTTGGTTGCTGACTCGGAAATCATTAATTCTCTTCCCGAAAAGGGAGAGGATAGCAAGTTGTTCATACTGAAACCTACCGCAGACGGGACGAAAAAACCGGAGGTTCGCTACTTGACGTGGGACAACTCCCCGGAGAATCAGAAACAGGAAGGGGAGGAACTGGACGAGAAGATACACAGGTTCTCTTTCACTCCGAAACTTGACATGGAAACGATCAAGGGATTGTCTAACGTGTCGGCCAAGGCTCTCCGGCAATTGATGATATTGGCGGTGATCAAGGCGGACAAGCACAAGGAGAGACACGATGAGTATGCTAACCGGATATTCAAGTTGAGCAAGGCTATCATCAGCAATGTGCTGGATATATCCATGAAAGCCGAATTTGACGCATTGGAGGTAACGCATGAATTCCAAGAACCGTTCGGGGAGGATATCGAGGCTCTTATCAACAATATGGTAAGGATGTATAACGCCGGTGGAATGTCACAGGAAACCCTCATTGAAATGAACCCGTTGATTAAAGACAATCAGGCGGAGAAGGAACGTATCCAGAGAGAACATGAGGCTAGTTTAGCGGAGGAAAAGGAACGTAATAAAATGGACACTTTTGGTATGGCGGAATGATGGGACAGGCGAATAGTAAACTTCCGGTACTGGTTGATTGCCGGAATTGTAAGCATAGCGGTAAGAATGGCGATCACATGATCTTCTGTAATAAGGTCGGTCATTATAGGTCATGGGGAAATAGGGTATGTTCAATGTTCGAGAAAAAGTAGGTTATGGCTAAGTTTGACGAGGAAAAGATAAGGAAAGAGCTGTTTGACCGTACGGAAGGCTATGCGGCCGGGGTGCGGTCGATTTATCTGGACGTCATGCGGAGGCTTATCTCGTTAGCGTTGGAGATAGAGCCGGATTATGATCCGGAAAGGGCTTTTACCTTTTCCGACTATCCGATGATATCCGATCGGGCGAATGCGTTGTTGCGGGAACTTTATAGCCGGCTTTATCAGCAAGTACAATACGGAATAAAGAACGAATGGGAACAGGCTAATATCAAAGCGGATGAGCTTGTAATGTCCATATTCGGGGCGAACGCTATTTCGGATAAACGTTTCGCTATGTACTTCAACCGGAATAAAAAGGCTATGGACGCTTTCTTTTCCCAGACGAGGCAGGATGGTGGCCTAAACCTATCACAACGTATATGGAAATATGAGGGCCAGTTCCGGCAGGATATGGAGTTGGCGATCGATTGCTACTTGGGGCAAGGAATGTCAGCTAACAGGATGGCTACTTTGGTCAAAGGCTTTTTGCAAGAGCCCGATAGGTTATATCGTCGTGTGCGTAATGAGCGGGGAGAATTGGTTCTGTCGAAGAATGCTAAATCGTATCATCCTGGTCCCGGCCAATACCGTAGCAGTTACCGAAACGCCCAGCGTTTCACCCGTTCCGAGACCAATAGAGCTTACCGAACAGCGGATTTTGAGCGGTGGGCGCAATTGAATTTTGTTGTCGGTATCGAGATACGGGTGTCTGATAACCACCCGGAGAGGGATATATGCGATGATTTGGCCGGACGGTATCCGAAGGGTTTCAAGTTTGTCGGCTGGCACCCGAATTGCCGATGCCATGCGGTCGCTATACTCGCATCGGATGATGAGATATCGACGTTAACGGATATGATATTGATGGGTGAGGATATTTCGAAGTTCCAGTCAAAGGTAGAGGTGAAAAGACCTCCGAAGGCTTTCGTCATGTGGATACATAACAACAGGGAACGCATGAATGATGCGGCTTCGTTGCCGTATTTCATTAGGGATAATTCAAGGTATGCGAAAGTTTAGGTTAATATCGGGGATATGTCTTATCCCCGATAAAGATCAATTACTCATAATAAAAGTCTTCTTTTGCTAATCGTTCTTTTTCTTGTTCGATCATACGATTTATCTCTTGGATTGTGATATGTGGGATAATGAACCACACCGGTGTTCTTGTGGAAAAGGGCATTCCGTAACAGGGAGCCAAACCGTTTTTCTTATCGTCTCTCTCCTTTTCTCTCATACTCATATTCCATCTCATTCCATAACTAATTCCTCCTTTCCAGTTCACTTCTGCTATGGAAAATGAATGTAAGCCTCCATCAAAAATAACTTTTTTGCTGATAATGTAGTCTTGCGGTGCGTTGACATCTACAGGATCAACGTATACCATGTTGGGAAACTGTTTGCTTTTACCTTTTTTGGTAATAAATTTTTTTGCCATAATTCTTAATCTTTTAGATGATTAATTTTGATGCAAAAGTATAGATAGTAAAAATGTAAAACAATAGGTTGTTGTATGTTTGATAACATATTGAAAATGAAAGACTTATATAATGAGAAGGGGTATCCTCCGTCTCCCCCTTCTCATTATATAAGTCTTGAAGCTTTTTCAGACCTCTTTTTTATTCTGATTTTTCCTTGCAACGTAAAACCCCCAGCCGAATGGTACATTTATCGTTGCTGTAAGGCTCTATCTCAAGGTGAAATTTCGACTTTAAATAACCGTAAGATATTCCTACCTGCTCGGAGGAGAAAGTGTCGTAAATCGCCGCCTGTGAGCCGAAGTAGAAATGTTTCTCTGGTTTTCCATCGATCTCGATTGGTGAAACGAACTCAACATGGTATACTTTCCTAATTTGTTTCATCTATTAAATCTTGTCCTGTATGTTCATAATAAAAGTTTTGTAATTCATGGACTGAAGTGATGATTTTTTGCCATAGACTACTGTCTTCTAATTTGATCATAAATTGTGTTTCCTTTTTTCCGAAACTAGATATATCCTTCACTTCAACTCTTATACAGGCCTTTTTGTAGATTCTAAGGTTTGCATTTCCTGATTGTTCAAATTTCAAATTTGTTAAAATTGATTCGGTAAGGTTGAAAGGGAATATCTGTTCCATGTCTGTACCTTGCTTCGTTCGGGCTATTGCTCCATCTTCTTTCAATAAAACAATAACTGCAGGAGTATCCTTTTTTACGCCTGCTTGTACGATATTTCCAATTCTTAAACTTTTGAGATCCATATTGCTATTTTTTAAATAATACATTTCTTACCATATCGCTGCTGATTTTGCGATCTCTGATTTGATCCCAGACATCGTTTTCTGAAAGATTTTTATTTTTCTCATCTAAAGATAGCTTCTTTTGTAGTCTGGGAACAATGTCACATCCGAAAGAGTCAATAGCAGTGGTTGATTCTAAAGTCAAGTACTTTGTTTCGTCAATTTGTTTTAATAAATCTTCTAATGATAGTTCCATACGCATTGTTTTTTAGGTTTAGCGCAAAAATAAATCAAATATTTAATATATGCGATCTGTTTATGAAATATATAATCCGTCAAAATCGTCCCAAATCTTCGATCCGGGAATAAAACACATGAGCCACTCTTCTTCCGTGAGGCTGTCTGATTCGTGAACCAGTATTCCGTTGAGAAATAATCTATATCGTTTCATTGTTTTCTTTTTTATTATTAATCAAATAAACTTAATTGAACCGGTTGGCTCTTTTGTTGTGGAGTTGTTAGAGGCGGATCGGCAGGAAGAACTTCATGTTTTTTCTTTTCATACTCTGCCTTCATGTTTTGCCAGTTCTGCCATACATACGATTCTTCTTTTTCTATGCTTCTTACATGGGGTATTCCGTAGTATTTACTAAGAGGGTTGTTGAGTCCTTCGTTCACCTTCCATCCGTAAAACCAACTATCCGGATTGAGCGAGTCATGCCATATCACTTCTCCTACGGCCCCATGACAGATAAAGTTACAAACAGTCATCATGCAACATGTTTGGTCTATATCCTCTGCGCAAAGGTAGTTCCCGAGGTGCTTAATGTGGAACGCCAGTAGGTTACGG